ATATATTTGGGTAATTTTTTTTTCGTTATATTGTTTTAGAAATAATAATTTGAATATTATATATTTTTTATGTATGAATTATATTTTTCATATAAAACAGTAAATGATAAAAATTGATATAATAATGTTTAATTTAATTGTATCAATTATAACTTATGATTAATAAAAGATTTAATAAAGCCAAAATGGTAATTAGTTCTTTATTAAGAAGAATTCCTATCATTTACATTAATAATATATTAAATTATGTTATTAGTAATACTGTATATGATGGTGATGATAACAGTGTTTGTAATTATTTAGAATTGTTGTATGATTCAATATATTCTAATCAAGTAATTGAGGAAAATTTATCTAATTCCGAATTAAAAGTAAATGAGAAAGAATTGATAAACTTTGGAAATTTCATAACAAATAATATTGATAATATATGTTATAATGCTAGTATTTCTAATTATTCTAATCCAATAGAAGCAAATATATCTCTAAGAAAAAATGATTTAATATTAAAAAAATTTGAATTAAAATTATTGTTTCAATGTTTTACTGATTTAAATGAAAATTTAAAGATAAGAAAAAATTTATTTGATAAAATAAATAAATGTTATTTTTATACAAAATATAAAGGTAATAATTCAGTTAGTTGTTTAAATAATTTTAGATTTATATCTAATCATCATAAAATTTTCAAAATTTTAGATAAAATATTAATGACTGATATATTAAATGAATTAAGGAATAAAAATAAAATGCCTGATAGTAATATATATTGTTCTAATTTAGATAAAAGTTATAATGTTTCAATTAGAGAATTATCTTATTCTGTAACAAAATCAAATGATAATATTATTTTGATAGATATTTCAAAAGCTTTTGATAATATAGAATGGTGTTTTGTTGAGAGTATGTTAATGGAATCTTTATCAAAAAAAATAGGTAAAGAAAAAGCTAATAATTTTACAAAAAAATATATGTTTTTGTTGAAAAATAGAAGAATGTTTTATAAAGAAAATAGTGTTAATGTAAAAAAGGGTTTATCTACTGGATTATTTTCGAGTAATATTATTTTTACATTGTTATTTGAAGAGGTTATTTCTGAATATATTTATTATTTAAAAACTATGAATATTAAATTAGATGTTGATTATATTATAAAAATATTTGTTGATGATATTTGTATTAAAATATTAAATGAAGAAAAGAAAAATACTATTTTTAATAATATTATTAGCATATTAAAATTTAATGGATATAAAATAAATATGAATAAATGTAAAGCTAGTTCAAATTTAGGTTTAGAAATAATTGAAATTAAAGATGGTGATTATTATTTAGGTTTACCATTCTCTAGTTCAGTAAAAACATATCTTGATGCATGTTTAAAGCAATTAAATCAAAGACATATTAATATTGATTATAAGAATATAAAAAGGATAATTAAATTAAATAGAATATTTAAACATAATAATAATTTGAAGAAAATTTATAATAAAATAATTGGATTTTTTCAATATAAATTATATGGACTAAATAAATATAATATTAAGATACATTTGCATGACACTTCTACTAAATTATTAGAGTTTATTGACAAATATTATTCCTAAAAAAAATTGATTTACATTTTAATTAATATTATATTAATTTATTAATTAACAAATAACTATGATTTTTAATCTTGATATTCCTTCAAATATAAATATAAATGATTATTGGAACAATAATATAAATAATTGTTGTTGTATTGATAATCTAGAAAAGAATGAATTAAACGAGGAATTAATATCAAAATTAAAAAAACAATTAATAGTTATCAAAAATAAAAATAAAAATAAAACAAAAATAATATATAGCAATATTATAAATACAGAAAAAGCTAATAAAAAAAATTGACATTAATTTTTTTTAATATTATAATATTAGATATAATGAAAAGTTCAAAAAGTTTAAAAGATTTAAAAAAAGAAACACACAAATTTAAAAAAATGTCTAAAGCATTTTCAAAATCTGTTAATCTTTTGTCAGCAAATATCAAAGAAGAATATCAACAATTGTTAGAATTAAACATGTTAAAATTAATTGAAAAAATTAGTATAGGTGAAAATATAGATAAAGAAATTTTAATAAACAAATATTTAAATAAAGAAGAAGAACCAGAGAATAAAAATTTAAAGAATGACAGAACTGTTTATGATAAGATAGATATTGATGGTATAACTTATTATAAAATGGAAGGTACATCTGGATGTAGTATCTTAAATGATAAAGGAAAGGTATGTGGCAAATTCGAAGATGGAAAATATTTATTTAATAAATAATTCAATAAGTCTTAGTATTGCTTTTTTAGACCATGAATTATATTTATTTTTTAAATTTTTATATGGATCATTATTATTTTCAATAGTATTTACAATATATTGTAAATCATCGTTACCTCCTAGTAATAACGAACCCTTACTATTATTTTTTTTTAAAAAAATTTGAGGAAAAGTATTAATATCATTATTTTTATAAATATATTTTTTATTATAATCAACCTTAATAACTTCATGGTTAATTTTTTTTAATGATTTTAAAGCATTTTCGCTAAATCCGCAATTATCTATTACATATATTTCAATATAATACATTATATTAACATACATTTTTTATATTTCATATTTTAATCCTCCCATACCATTATAAATACAAAAAATATTATATTGTAAACTAAACAAAACTATATTTGCAGGATTTTTATAATCAATATTAGAATTCATTGTTAATTTTAAATAGGCATCATTTATTTTACTAAAATTTAAAGAACCTGAAGGTTCGTATTTTAAAGGATTTATAGCAAATGAATAATTATATATACCTTTTTGTGATGTACTATTTTTGGATTTATAATTTTGTAAATAATAATAATTTTCCCAGGCATCATTTTCAATTAATTTTATAGAATTTATAATTATATTATGTTTCTCTAAAATATTATCTTTATTTTTAGTTAATGGATAAGTTGTATAATTAAATTTATCATTTAAATTAAAATTATTTATTAATATTGCTCTCCAGTATATATTTTTTACTGGATTTACTAGTGGTATTTTATAATTATAATTATTGCTATAAATATTTTGTGATGTAATAAATCTTTCTTCTTCTATTAAATATTCGATTTTATCATTTTTTAAAAATTTTTTTTTCTCAGAAGAATCTAAAAATATATAATCTACTAATAAAAATGAATGTTCAATTATAGGATTTCCTAAATAAAAATATGATTCATCTTTAATTATTAATGAATTAGTTTTAGGAGTAATTTCAAATTTACTAATTTCACCTGTTATTTTATATATATTGTTATTTGTTTCAGGTATTTGAAAATTACCTAATATTTTATCATAATATATTCTTCTGTTAGTTACATCAAAATATACAAATCTTCCTTTATATATTTCTCCCTTAACTTCTTGTGATATTATTTCATTTTCTCTATACAAACAAATATAATCAGTAGTTTCAAAATAATGAGTTGGTGATTCTTTAACACAGTTTTCAAAATTATTAAATTTAATATGTATTTTAATGTTATGTTTTTTTAAAGATAATATAGGTAGTGATAAACCATAATCTCTGCAAAACCAGAAATTTAGCGGTATGTTTAAATAATATTTTTTTTTTCCATTAGTGTAATTTGTTAATTCTTCAACATTTCCAATCATTTTATCAAATATTTTTTTAGTTTCATAAGGATTTGTCAAATCATACCAAATGTTTAACCATTCACCGTATTCTCTAGCAAGAATTATACCACCAATTTCAAGATCTACATAAGATATAATTGCTAAACCTATCTTGTCAACCCATTTAATTTTTTTTACATTATTTGGTAATGATGAATGATTAGATAAAGGTAAACTTGGTATTTCTATTTGTATTCTAATTTTACTTAATAAATCACTGTTTTTTGATATTTCAGAAGTAACTTTTTTTCCAAAATTAGGTTTTAGTTTAAAATATTGTGGTATTGTTTCAATAGCAAAATTACTATATTTTTTATAAACTGATTTAAAAAATGTTATTGTTGGTTTATTTGATAAATATAAATTTTCTTCACTTATTGCTATTAATATTAATTCACCTATTGCCATTTATATTATATATTAGAGTAATTTTTTTTAAATCTTATTAGGTTTTTAATAATAAAATTTAAATTATTTATTTTTTAGTTGTTTTTCTAAGTTAATAAAAGCATCAATTAAATTTTGCTGACGTTTATCTACTTTCATAAAGTATTTTTTATGTGTTTCATTCCATTTATCTAACGTTTCTTTATTTAATTTATCATTTTCGCCGTATAAATCTAAAAGAGTAGCATATTTATTTTTGAATATTTTTGTTTTGTAAAATTTTTGTTCTGCATCATTTAATTCATTAATGTTTTTTTTAAGTTTGATATTATCTTCTTCAAATATTTTTTGTTTATTGTTTCTTAGTCTTTTATTAATATCTTTATGTAATTTTGCAAAATCATTTGATAACCATTGATTATATAAAACAAGATTATTACTATCATTACCTCCATTTTGTTTTGTTAAATAGTTTTTAATTTGATTTATATTTGCATCAATTGCATAATTGTCATTATTGGTTTTAATAACATTTGATATATTAATTAAATTTTTAAGTTTATTACCTCCATGCATTTTTTTTAGTTTTATTCCCATTTTATCAGCTTCTTCATTTATAATCATATGTTCTAAATTTTGATTTAATAATGCAGGATTTCTAACTACTTTTGCATAAACTGCTAATAAATAAGCTTGTAATCTTTCATTATTTATTATAACTCTTGCATCATCAAAAGGATCTTGTGATTTAGTTTTTTGTAGTTTTTTTACTAAATTTTTATTCCAAGAAGCAACAGATTCTGGTAATTTAACTCCATTTTTTTCAACAATATCAAATTGAAATGCAGATAATGTATCTTGTGCCATAACTGGATTCATTCTATTAACATCATTGACCATATCATTCCAATAATTATCACTTTTCATAAATGCAGAACATTCACCTAAATCTTGACCAATTAAACATTTTTTCATATAATTTGAACATTGTGCATCTGGCATACCTGTAGTAAAACATCTTTCTGATTGTTTCATTTGAAAATAATTCTTTGAACCACGTCCAACATCTTCACCTTCTTTATTTCTAAGAACATTATTATAATCACGAACGACATCAGGGTCATCAGCTTGACTATCTACCATAATATTTGATCTAGCAATTACAATTTTTGCATCATTACCTAATTTTTCGTATAATCTTTGTAAAATAAAATCAAAATTACAATTAAATTCTACATTTCCAGAAAATTTAGCATTTTGTTTTGCAGGTCCAAGAGCTGCTCCCAATTTTTGTGGTTTCCATTCCCATTTATCAGCTTTATACCATTTTGATGGAACATTAGTAACATCACTATTTTCCATTTTAACTTGGGTAAAAGCTTGAATGAAATGTACAAAAAATACATTTAGATTATTTGGATTTTGAATATCTAAATTTTTTATAGTTGATAAGCCGGCAGCTTGTATTGTTGAATCCATAGTTTTTATTCTTTGTTGTACATCATATGAAAATGCTTTAACTTCTTCTTGATTACATTGACCTAATATTGTATCTTTATTTACATCTCCTCTAGTATCCATTGGTAAAGAAACTCTAGGTGCATTTGATCTCCAGTAATCCATCATACTATCTAATATCAATCTACCACGTAAATCTAATCTATTACCAAAAAATACAAGCATATTATCGTATCTTGTTGATCTAACAGACATATTATATATAATAGTATAGAAAAAATTTTTTAAAATATTTTTTCTAATATATATTATATGATTGATTTTCAAATGAAAATTTTCGGTTTTCCACTACTTGGATGGATATGTATGATTTTTATTATAGGTTTTTTATTATATTCATATTTTAGTTTAAGAAAAAAAGGTGTAGAAAAATTTGGATCATGTGGTGGTCCCAAAAAAATAAAAAAACATCTTAAACCTTTAGTAAGACCTAAATCAATTGAAAAAAAAATTACTCTAACTTGTTTTTATTCTGATTCTTGTTATTATTCTAAGAAAATGATGGGTGATAAAATAATTCCAGGATCAAAGAATCAAGATGGAACACCTATGAAAGGTGAATGGAATAAGATAAAAAATCATTGTAAAAAAAATAATATAAAATGTTTAGCAAAAGAGTGTGATAAAATCATTTAAATAGATCATAAGCAGCACA